TTCCTTGTGAGTTAAGTATTCTGTCGGCCACAAAAACTAATTGTGGTGGGACAATAACTTTGTCCGCTGTGACACTAATAATTAACCCTCTGTCATCTGTAAAGGTTGATATATCAATAAGATTATCTTCCAATGACGCTTCATTCAAGTCAGCCATAGTTGTCGCTCTGTTAGCAGCTGTTCCTCCACCTGCAAGTGGGTGAGCAGTGTTAATAAGTGACACACCATCGCCGCCTGTAAAGCTGGATGAAAATGCGTTATTTAAAACATCGGCACCTTTGACTTCCTTAGTGTTAGCCATAGATTTTGCTAATGCTTTAACATATCTTTTTCCGAGACTGTCATACAAATTATCTTCAATTGCTTCCTCAGTTAATGCAAACGCTAATGCCACAGTATCGTGTGTATAACGTGATGTAAAACTTTCAGATGCGTTGTCAAATTGTACTCCTTGACCCTCTGATTTAAGTGGTGCAGAACCAAACCCTGTCACTAACACTTCCTCTTCAAATGCTCTATTTGAATCTTCAATTACAAATATATCTTCATATTCGTTCTCGTAAGAATCATAGGACATTCCAAAAAGTGCGTTTAGTCCGGGTTCAAGCTCTTTCGCTAATTGTGCTCTTGAAATTGCCATTTATATTCTCCTTATGCTAAACCAGCACCTTTTTGCCCACAGATATGATTCTGTATGACACAAAGGACGTTAGTATTTGATGATGCAACATCATCGTTATCGGGATCCTGGGATATATCAATGCACTTGAGCGGTAAAGTAGCTGTAGTAGCTCCAGTAGTTACATCAAGTTCTAAGTTTGAAATCCCAGACTTAGTATCGCCAACTGGTGAACCATCAACAATGTCGAAATTGCCGAACAAGTCTGCCACAGGAAATGTGTCATCTGCTTGCACTTCAAAAACAACATTTGGATCATCAATGACGCTTGCGATTATATCCGAAGCAGCAATGCTACCTGGATAATGATTTGAAAACACTGTATCGCCTGTAGTTGGGTCTGTGTATTGTACACCGTTAAAAACACCAACAATTGGAACAGATCCGGTGGCTGCATGACGTCCAATTACACCAGCAGTTAGCTGAGTAACCAAGTCTCCTTGGAATATTGGTGTCGTTGCTCCACTAGCAATCCTATATCTAGATTGACCTCCAGAATAAGGCGCTCCGCCCATCATACGAACAGGTTTACATCCAAATGCGCTATCTTTATTAGCCATTTTTATATTCTCCTAAATATGATTATTACTTTTTCCCAAAAGTAACTTTAGATCTTCTGTCAGCATCATACTTCACATATCTGCCGTCTTTTTTAGACTCATTAAAAAATGTATTATCTAATGCTTCTTTTTTTCTTGCAGTTTGTTCCTCGTAATAAGCATTACGCTCATTCTTGGTTTCAGTTGGTATTTTTGCTAATAAAAGACCTTCACTATAAACTAAGCCAGCATGTCTTGAGTTTTCGTCTGCTACTGGTAAAGCAAATTCTGTAGGTAAGTCGGTCCCTCTTACAAGCTCCCAACCTTCTCTTAATCTTCTGCTTACATTAGCAACGTCCTGTTGTCCCAGCATGGATTCTCTTATCCAACGATATTCGTATCCTT